AAATGAATTAGGTAGCAAAGAAGTTATATATGAAGACGTTTATTACAAAGGAATTATAGGTAGTATAACTATTCGTGGTTTCTATTTTATATTTTCATTCAACTGGTCAACAAATCAAAGAGATTAATTCGAGTATAATTAAGTCAAATGACTTGTTATTAAAATCAAAAGATGAAATACTAGCAACAATGCAATCATTAGGAGTTTAGATATGGCCAANAAAACAACATAGATGTAAAACTGATGGAAGGTAATTCCACAGAAGAAAAACCAAGTAAACAAAGTAAAAAACCTAAAAATAAAGAAGTACAGGACATGCGTGGTTTGCTAATATCACGTGTTAGTCATCCAACATACATTAAATATGGTGAGGAGGAAATAAGATTAAGTGGTCGCTCACAGGTGATGGTAGCTGATTATACTTTACTCGGTGAGTTAGGAAGAGGTATTTTCCTAAAGCCACTTGCAAAAAAATAGAGATAGTACCATAATTAAGAAGATTTAATATATTTTACATAATTGCATGGAGGTAATATGTCAGGGATGGCTAAAGTAATATTGAAGGAAGTTGACTTATCTACGAGAGTAGCTTCGTTCGCAGGTGTATATGGTGCAATCGTTATTCCCGCTGTAAAAGGCGCAACTGATAAACCACAGCTTGTTACTAATCAAACACAACTATTAAAATCGTATACAGCTAATGAAAAAGTTGAAGTAGGACATGACTTGTCTTATTTCTCAGCTTTAAACTATTTATCAAAAGCAGACAAACTTTGGGTACACAGAGCAATCAACACTGGTTACTTTGGTGGAATGACAGCGGTTCAATCAACGGCAGTTGGTTCAAGTGCTTCACTGGCCGGTGGAACAAACATGGCAGACCCACTAGCTTTCACTTTTGGTGCAGATGACGCTATTTTGTTTTATGGTGCTAACGAAGGTGCATGGGCAAACGACATTAGAATCAAATTAACTAGTGTTGTTGATAATGCTGATCTAGTTGAACCAAATTCATTTTTAGTTGAAGTCTTTAAATCATCAAATTTGAATATCGCAATTGAATCATTTTTATGTTCAAGGGTAGAAGGTCAAAAAGATGGTAATGGACTTAATATGTTCGTTGAGGACGTACTATTAGCTTCTGATTATATCAGAGCATTTAGTAATCCACTAATAGCCGGAACAGTAAATATCAAATCAAATGCAACGGTAGTAGCTTTAGCAGATGGAAATGACGGTCTAGCAGTAACGGACGCACAGATGATTACTGCTTCTGATAAATTTTTAAATACTGCTGAAACTTCGGTAACATTACTACTAGACGGTGGTTACGCCACACCGGCATACCAGTTGAACTTAGACACTATTGCACAGACACGTGGTGATTGTGTTGCCTTACTTTCAACAAGATATGCTGATGAAACAAGTTCAAGTTATGTAGCTGACATTCTAACTTATAGAAGTACAACACTTAATCTAAATAGCTCATACAGTGCTTTGTATACACCACATGTTGAGATTACAGATACATTTAACGACAGACAATTATTTATATCCCCTGAATCATATGCAGGTACAGCAATTTCATTATCATCAAGTAATTTTGAAATTTGGTATCCACCTGCCGGATTTACTAGAGGTGTTGTAAACGTTCAAGATGTTGCAGTAAGATTTACAGATGGTGAAATGGACACATTAGTTAATAAGCAAATTAACCCAATTAGATTCATCCCAAATAAAGGGATTGTAATTTGGGGACAAAAAACACTTACAAGTAGAGCTAGTGCATTACAGGACTTAAATGTTAGATTACTTTTAATCTTTATAGAACCTGCAATAAAAAATGCACTAGAAAATTTCTTGTTTGAATTAAACAACGTAAACACTAGAACACTAGCTAAAGATATTTTAGATAACTACCTCGAAGGAATTAAATCAAGAAAAGGTGTTACTGATTATCTAGTTGTTGCTGATAGCACAAATAATTCAAATGCTGATATTGACGCAGGTAGAATGAATGTTGATATTTACTTGAAACCAAGTAGAAGTATATCTGAAATACCAGTAAGGGTTGTTATCACACCAAACAGTATTAGTTTTAGTGACGCTCAAGGATAAGAATAAATTAATTTAGTATTCACGGAGGATACAAATGGCAAGTTTTAATATTGAAGAATTACGGGCGTTACCAGATTACGCACAAACTACCAGATGGGATATTAGATTTTTAACATTCCCTGCTATTGGTGCTTTTGGTTTTCCATTATCAGATTCACTAAACATTCGTTGTGAATCAATAGAATTACCTAAAGTNACTATGACTAATTTTGAAGTACANACNNGNGGNCANAANACNTTTAATAATGGAACTGCGGATTATGGGAATACATTAACAATTACTTTNCAAGAAACANTTGATAANACAATTTTCAACTTGATTAAAGCTTGGAGAGAATTAATGTGGAGTTCCAGACAAGGTAGATCGTTTGCTAAAGCTGATACAGAAGCAACACTAAATATCACCATGCTTGATAACCAAGATTCAGCTAGAGCTAAATACACCGTTTATGGTTGTAGATATTCTGATAGCGACATGGGTACGCTTGATGGTGCTGAAGCGAATAACATCAAACCAACGCTAACACTAAATTTTGATTATTTCGTAGACGCTCCGCTTTCAGTTTAAATTCAAAAAGTAGGCAGGTAATTAAACTTGCCTACTAATATATTTTCAAGTAGCATTTTTATATGGCATTACTACCTTCATTTGTTCCACAATCGGGCACTATTAATAGTGCAGTATCTAATTTTTTAGATGGCGGTGGTGTCGGCATGGAGACAATACGTAATGTCGAGTATGACGCACAGTACTTATGGGTTGTTGATTTCGACAGTGGTTCTGCAAAGTTACCACAGCCATTTTCAGACTGGTTCCCTGCAAATAGCGTTAATTTTCAGTTGGCAAATCTGGAAACAGAGACAATGGTAGTTGGCCAAGATTCATTTAAGTTCCCAAAGGGTGGGACACCAAAGGAAATTTCAGTTACCTTCTACGACAACGAAAATAAAGATTTATTAAAGTGGATAACGGATTGGATGGAAATAGATATAAAAAACCGTGGCTATTTCATGTCAGCACTAAAAGACAATCATAAGTTAGTTGGTGTAGACGGTACGTTTAAGACAACTGGACTTGACTCATTTGGTACTAACAGATCAGTAGAACCAACTAGAAAAATTACATTATCATTATTAGATAAATACAAAAGAACAAATAAAACATATTCATTTTTTGTGTTTCCAGAAGGTGCTATAAATTACGAAGGTAGTCATGCTTCAGAGGCAATACAATATACCGTGACATTTAATGTCGTTGGTGAGAGTGTAACAAACGATAAAAAACCAAGTGGTTTTGAGAATATAAAGGAAGTAATCAGCAGGTTTATATAAACCAAGTCAGGAGTCAATGTCATGGAACAAAAATTTTTACCAGAAATATCTATAAGCGTAGATCATCTACCATCAAAAGGGAAACCTTACCCAGAAGATGCAAAAATAAGTTATAAAACTTATTCATTCGGGGAAGTAAAAAACGCTAGCGTATCTAACCTAGATATTGGTAAATCAATCAGAATTGCATTATCAGGTATAATCACAAATTTTGACAAAGATTTATTGACGGTAATGGATACACTATATATAGGTATATTAAGAAAAGTATCATCCTTCAATGGTGTTGAATTTTCAGTACCTTTTAAATGCGAGAGTTGTAGTGTTGTTTCTTCGGGCAATTTTAATCATAGTGACATTGCTATTTCTGATTTACCAGATGAAATAACAGAGTTACCAATTTCATTCCAATTAGATGATGAGCATGAATTACAGTTTTCACCGATGAACGTTAAAACCTTATTGGAAATCGAAGACGGTAAATATAAAAAATATTGTAAAGGTGAAAAAATTGATAAGCTAACAGCACTAGCATTGTGTTGTGTAAATCTTAAATTTGAGGAAGCACACCATTTAATCGGGAACGTGTATGACCCAGATATAGCAGAAGATTTGGAATATATAGATGAACTAATGGTACATGGTGTAGAACCGCTAGAGATAACTTGCAAAAATGACCTAGATGGGAAACAATGTAATCATGTAAATTCGGTTAAATTGGAGGGACTTGAGCATTTGCTCAAACCGTTTCGCACCGGAAAAACTGCTAATAGACGTAGAGTTCGATTTGGCAATACATCTTCATCTAAACCCGTATGAAATTAACTTCGTTGAATTTTCCGAAGTAATTTCACTTAATAATAAACTACACGCATACTTAAAAAAGGATAGTTAAGTTGGTTGATTCAGTAGCAAATGACATTAATGGATTAAATAGCGCGTCAAGGATGGACACACTATTTTCTGGTATTAATGAAAATATTAAATCACTCAGAGAAGGCATCACACAATCTAATGAAAAAAAATCATCATCTGATAGAATTACTAGATCAAGTAGTAGCAATGCGCCTATTACGTTAAAATCAAATGAGAGAACCGGTGTTTTTCAAAGAAAGAAAAATTTCAATATTGTTAAAGTGATAAATCGCGAAGACAATGCGGAATTAAATGATGTCCAAGAAGAACGGAAACAAACTGAATCACGTGGTAGTATAATTGTAACATTATTAGAGCAGATCAAAGAAAGTTCAAAACAGTTATTTGAATTAACACATAAAAATTCTGGATTATTAGAAAAACAAAGCGATATAGCTGAAAGGACACTAGAAGCCAATGAAAGGCAAAGTGATTTAAATAGAGCTAAAATAGGCGGTAGTTCTTCCAAAGACGGTAAGAGTAAAGGTGGATTATCCGGAATTATTGTAAAGGGATTTTCTGCGATAGCTTCTTTCGTGGGGGGTATGTTCAACAAAGGTTTCTTTAAAGACATATTTGTTGGCATAACAGAAAGATTTGGTTTGATGAAAAACTTAGTACTAAAAAAAATAGGTAGTGTATTTTCTGTCATTGTTGTAGCTGATGCTATAGTTAATTTAATTAAAGGTTTTTTTAATTCCGAAGACGTGGCCAAAGCATTTGACAAAGATGCAAAGGACATAACACTCTCGGAGAGGATATCAAATGCTATTTCATCAGCAGTGTTTGATACCTTAGATTTTCTCTCATTCGGTGTTTTCTCTAAAGACCTAGCAGGAATTAAGAAAACAGTAACTAATACAATAAACGACCTAATACTTGGAGTGAGTGAGCTAGGTAATAAAATCATATCTAGTGTATTTGGGGAAGACACAGCAAAATCTCTATCAGAGTTTTTTAATGACTCAGGTTCTTTCCTAAACAACCTAGCAGGTGATATTGAGAAGGGATTCAACAATTTAGCTTCTGGTATAGCAACGGATATTTTTAATTTTTTCTTTGACCCAGATGGTGGACTATTCGGCGGGGCAACAAAAACCCTAATAGATTTTTTGGATAAGCACGATTCCGCTAGTATAATAGATTTATTTACAGTAAACATAGGTGATACGCTAAATTTGGTAAAAGATTTGTTTTTTGATTTTTTCAACGTTGATACATCAGGTATAGTTAAATTGGTATCTGACTATGTTGGTAGAACAGGTGAATTAATTTCAAGCAATATTTCTGGTTTATTTGACGCGATACTAGAACCATTTGGTGCATCATTTGATTCACTCAAAGAAGACGTGACAAATATATTTGATGATCTAAGTTTTTCAAGTGTTATAGAGATGCTAACTAATTTAGGTAAATTTATAATTGATATGCCAGCAAATTTAATAAAAAGCAGTTCTAGCTTTGTAGCTGATAAAGTGAAAAGCTTACTAGGTGATAACGCAGTTTCAAATTTTATTTCTAGTGGATTTAAAGCAATTTCTGACAATCTAGTGACACCATCAGAAATAATAGAAAAGGGTGCTGATCTTGTAACTGGTGGTAATTCAAAAATAGAATCATCAAAACCATCTACTAAAATAAAAAATAATGTGCAGTTATCCAAGGATAGGTTCAATGATTCTAATAAAGTTGTTGAGCGCGTAATAGTTAAGGAAAAGCAACCTATTGTCCAACAAGCACAGCAACAACGAGCACCACTTATACGTAGAACTGATAGTGATGACATGAGATTATCTTTTGTGAATAGTGGGGTAGCTGATGGCATCTAAATTTAAAAGCGTACAAGATAAGGTTAACGATAAAAACGATAAACAAATAGATAATTATAAGATGATAATCTCGTTTGCAAATACTGGAACAGGTAATTCACCAGTGGTTATGTCAGTGGAAAATGACACAGTTATTGCAGGTGGTAATCAGTTTTCTAATTTTGGTGATTTAATCAACGGGACAGGTGTAGGCAGTGCGGTAACTTCGGCGGTAAAATCAGCGGTAGGTTTGACCTTTGGGGTAGCCGGAGTAAGCACCATTCCACAAATAGCTACAAGGTTAAATTGGACAGGTAGCCAAAAACCACAATTCGCTTTTCAGGTTTCTATATATAACGAAGATTCTGACAAGAGCGTTCTCGATGAGGTAATGAAAATAAAACAGGCAGTATATCCTTCTAGCCTTGGTGAGAGCAAAATAAAGTTATTAAAAAAGTACCCAGTTTTTAAATCACCGTTGGGCTACAAGGTCATAGATAACAAGAAAAACAACACCGTTTCAGTTACAGGTACATTAGACGTAAAAGTAGGAAGGTGGTTATTTCTGCGAAAATATGGTTGTGATATCCGAGAACTTTACTTTTTCAAAAGAAGTCAATAGGTTTGGTCATCCTTTATTTGTCAGGGGAAATATTACATTTGAAACGCATCAAGCACTAACCTTTAAAGAGTTTGAGAAAATGATATTAACAAGCAAGGTATTAAGATAATGGCTAGAATAACTGAAAGTAAACCATTTTTTATTAATGTCGAACGAGATACGGGGGTTAGAACAGACCTATCCAAATTTATGTTTTTTGATGTTGATTCCTATGACGTTAATACAGCACAGATATTTACGCTTATTAGGGAATTGCCAGTTTCAGGTGAGTACACAGTACAGGGCCAAGATGGTAGACCAGACTTAGTAAGCTATGAAATATATAATGACACGCAGTATTGGTGGGTTCTATTAATCTATAATGGTATGACTGACACATCAGAAATAGTTCATGCAGATACACTACGATTCCCAGACCTACAAAGTTTNGAGGATTTATTTTTCTCNTTNAAAGTTAATCAAACAAAAGCAGATGCGTAATGTCTATAGGTATTGATAATCAATTTTATTTCTCTATAAGTGCAGGTACTAAAAAAAGATTTCCTAGCACAAGATGATTTATTTGAGTTTACGCTATTTGAAAAAGTTGGGAACATATTACCAGAATATATTTTTAAATTTTCGATCAAGCGACAAGGATATATTGGCCTATCTGAATGAGGGTAACAAATTGACACTTTCCTTTGGGAGAACAGAAGCCACAAAAAGAGAAATAGAATTATCTACAAATGGATTGGAAGTCGAACCAGAAACCCCAAATTCGGATATTTATTTTACAAAGGGTTTTGCTTCCAAATTAAGTTACTTATCAAATCCAAATATGGCTATAAGCACAAAAAAATCAGGAATAGAAGAAGCCATATCTATTGCATCAAAATCATTTACGGTCGATACAAATATCACAAAGTCCAAGGATAGCCAAAATTGGATACAATCAAAAATAACTGATAAGTCGTACCTAGCACAATGTTATATGCACAGTGATCTTGGTGACTCATTTCCTTCAGTTGCTATTACGGCCGATAATAAATTTATTCTACGTGATATTAAAAAGATGGTGGAAACTAAAAAAAGCACAGGTTTTCTATACGATTGGCGATTGACATCAGTGGCCAGTGTTGAAACAGATATTGTTTACGATAGTTCATTAAAAGTAGAATCAAAAGCGGGGTTCATAAATAACTGGTTAGGTTATGGGAGAGTCATATTTTCAAATTTATTTGAAGGTGGCACTATTGATGAAATATTAGAACAACCAACCACATTGTTATCTGACCCAAAAGACGTTGATAAGGATAGTACTATAAATGCACGTGACGGTGGTTCTAGCTTTGTGAATGATAATGTTCACGTTAACTATCAAACTAGCTACAATCACAATCTAATAGGTCTAGCGAACCTTAGTAAGATAGGTGTTACAACAAGTTTTACTAGTATGTACGTTGATGTAAAACCACTTGATGTAATTATGTTTAAAAAACCCGAATCTTGAAAAGAATGAAGCTTCGGATGAAATAATTAGTGGTTTATATATTGTAACTGGTGTTGTTAGAACAGTACAAAATGGTATAACTTCGACTACACTATTATTAAACAAAGAAGCTTTTAATAAAATAAAGAAGATATAATGTTTATAAAACTCGCAGAATTTTTAAAACCAGTGAGACAACTTTCTAAACCAAGGAAGGCCTCGGTTATATCTAATGATGACCCAAAAAAACTTGGGCGTATAAAATGCGTTATGTTTGGCCTAATAGAAGAAACTGACGAAACTAAATTACCGTGGGTATACCCATTTTCAAGTGACTATAATTCAATGGATGTTCCAGAAGTAGGAGACGATATGATAGTTATATTCCCATATGGTGATATTTATGCACCAATGTATGTTGGTAAATGGGTAAGCGAGCTAACAGTAAATGCTTTATTTGACACGAATTACCCAAATACAGTTGGTAAAGATATGGGTAGCCTACAGGTAACTTATAATAAAGAAGTTAAAGAAGGTCAGATTACACACGAATCAGGAACTAGTGCTTTATTAAAAGCTGATGGTACGCTTGAAATAGCGTTATCAAAAGACGTAACATTAGTTGGCCAAGGTAAAATAACAACAACTGCAACTGGTGATATTTCATTTACTTCTGATGGTAATTTCAAGGTTATTGGAAAGGGCGGTGTTGATATATCATCCAATGGTAACACTAAGATTAGTGGAAAAGGTGGTGTTGACGTGACAAGCGATGGTACTGCTAAAGTTGTTGGAACAGGGAGTACAGAAGTTGGTAGCAGTAGTTCAACTACCAAAGTTAATGGTAGTTTAGTTTTGTTGGCAGGAGGTTCAAAACCCGTAGCCACTCTCGGAGCTACTGTACTGTCAGTAGGCAACTTAGGTGCGCCCTCTATGGGGCACGTTATAGAGGGTAGTCCAAAGGTATTTGCGTAATGAAAATAGGGGTTGATATATAATGGCTTTAGCATTTTCGGACACACAGGTAAAGAATCTGTCAAAGGACACGCTATTACTACCCGTAGTGATTAATGACCCAGTTGAAGGCACTGGACTAATTCAGCAACAACAAAGTGCAATTGACAATAAGGCAAATTTATTAATAACTGATCAACAAAATAAAGTATTTACCGACAACGCTATTGCATCACAAGTAAGTTACCACACAGAACTTAAACTTCTAAATTCGGAGCAAAGAACCAATTATAGTGATGCTGACATAGTTAGTGGGGCACAGGGAGTTGCACCACACTACACACCATCATGGCCAAATGTAGCACCAATTTTAGGCGATTCAACACATGGATTACCTACTTCAGTATATAGTGGTCAAGATGAATTAGAACTTATAACACTAGTAGACGGTAATGTTGACACTCTAATAAATGGGTTTAATTATGGTACTACGAATGAAACAATCGGTCTAGCAACTGATAATTCTTTTACTATTATATCACCGTCAACACATGATCTAGCAGTTGGCCAAAAATTTGTGCTTGATGATGGTACAAATGCCCTAATTGGAATGATAAACTCAATAACACCAGTAGTTGTTGGCCCACCATCTTCACCTGAAACTGTAAACTTTACGCATTTATCTGGTGCGCAGGGTTCAACATTAACTGGAACTATCACTGTAACAAATTCTTTGGTGTTNACAAATGCCCAACGTGGCCATCAAACAACCGTCCCACCATTACTGACTGCTACTGAGATCGCATTGGAAGCAGATATAACCAGTTGGCTAGGAAATATAAATGCACAGATAGTTGCTTTNACTGCGAACGGTGATACTGATGCATCCAGAAAAGCACATGTGCAAGCTAGATTAGCTTCAGCACAATCGATTCAATCAACAATAACATCATGGCAAGTAGTACCGGTTGTTAGTGCAACTGGAAGGTATACTGATGCAGTATTACCACAATTTAAGATTGATTACACNGCACGTCAAATCAAATGTTGGAATACTTGCTAGTCAAATTACCACAGATTTGGGTTCACCAGTCCAAGCAAGTGATGCTTCCGTAACTGGTGCAGGATTTTACTTAGACTTATATAATCTAGCTTCACTTCGTATGAGTAAAGGTGGTGGTTCATTATCAGCATATTACCAATCTGATTTGCCTAGTAGTTTTTTTTGATGACAAAGATAAAAAATGCTAATAAACAATTAGCGGAATACCTTAATACATTTGCAATAAGTCAAATTGTGAGTGATACTACTATTGGCCAGACTATATTCACATTACAAGATGCTACTGAATTTAACATTAGCGATTCAATAAAAATCATGGATAATAATTCAATAGTATATACAAGAAGTATAGTTGGTAAGACTGGGAATGACGTGGAAATTGATTCTGGTGTAACTGCTATTTTAACAGTAACCAATTTAGCTAGATTTGTGAGACAGAAATAATGGCATTTTTTAAAGATTTAAACGATGATAACCCTACGGAAAAACCGGAAGTATTAGACGTTGATTCTATAAGGCAGTCAGTACTAGATTTATTATTGACAAATGAGGGCGAAGTTCCTTTTAATCCAAGATACGGTCTAAGCCTACCAAACTATTTATTTGAATTAGACAATAATTTGTCAGAGTTTGATATTTTTAGTTTAATTGTGAATAAGTTGGACGAATTTGAAAATAGGGTATCCCTATCAATACAAGATAGTAGCGCAGTGGCCGA